AGTTAAGCAAATAATACCAGGGTTACCTGCATTTTAGGTTTTGGATTTGTAAATGAGTTTTTAAATTGTTTTTTAGGAAAATCATAAGTCTAGTAAAATAAAGGACTTAGCTTACAAAAAAAACTATTGATTTATTATATAAAAGGTAGTAATATAGTGGGTGTTAGCTTTAACTAATAAATTGGAGGTTATATGGCAAATAAAGTTTATATATTATCTATAGAGTATAACGAAGAAACTGAAGAGGTTGAATATGTTCAAGAAGATGTTCTAGATAAAGGTGAACTTGAAACTGCTACTATAATGCAAGAACAGTTAGAAGAAGTTAGCTACTGGGATGAAGAGAGTATAAAGATTATAAGAAAGTATTATACTGGAGAGATTGGAGAATCTTAATAAATCACTGGCGTGATTTGTTACTAGGATGATCAATAAAGGAGAATATGTATGGCTACAAGTATAACTGCATCTAATATGACAGTTAAAATAGTAGAGGATGTGACTTTTAATGGATCACAGCAAGGAGTTACCAATACTGTATCTTTTTCAGATATAGCTGAGTATAGTAGACGTATTGTGACAGTTCCAACTAGTGAGGTAGTATTAGTTAATTTTGGAGATGCTGTAAATGCTGGTACATTCCATAATACAGATGTAAGGTATGTAAGAATTACCAATTTAGACAATACTAATTATGTTACTTTAAATTTTGAAGGAGCAAGTAGTACTGATTATTCAATACGATTGGATAAAAATATGGGTAGTTATCTTATTTTGGCAACACATGCCTCTTTAGGAGTGGATGATCATTGTGACATAAGTGGAGCATCTTTAGAAAAATTAGAAACAATTAAGGCAACAGCTATTTCAGGGGCATGTGACCTAGAAGTTGTTGTAGCCTGTAAGTAAGGAAATAAATGGCAAGCAATTTAGGAACATCAAGACTAACAGTTACTATAAAAGAGAATATAGTGCTTAATGGATTACAGCAAGGAGCTGAAACTAGCACCTCAATTAATGCTATAGCAGAAGTTTATAAGAGAATAATGACAGTTCCTGTATCTGCCATAGAGGCTGGTAAGTTTATTGTAGGTGATATGAAATATTGCCGAATAACTAATTTAAATACCGCTGCTGGTGAAGGTGTAAAATTGCAAATAGCAAGAGATGATGATAGTAATGGCACTGATGATGAATGCGCATGGATACTACTTGAAGAAGGTAAGAGTTTAATATTGAATACTTTTGATGCATCATTTGATGCTAATGATGGAGATTTAGACGCTCCAACTTTAGATGCTATTACCGATATACGAGCTTTAAATGAAAGCGGTAGTGTGCCAGTAGATTTGGAAATATTTATAGCGGGGACATAATGTTAGAAGATGTTGTACAAAGATTAGGAAATGACGTTGCAGATGTAGCATATAAACTTAGTTTGCTTGAAGAAGAGGTGGCTAAGTTAAATGCTTATATTAGTGATATAAAAAACGAGGAGAAGAATAATGACTAGTTTAGATGGTTATAGTTTAAACAAGAAGATAGATCAAGAGTTAGATAAGATAAATGAAAGAATTGACGCGGTACATTTTAGAATAGAAAAAGAAATAGAATATATCAAAGCAAACTTTCAAAAACTTACTAAAGTGGCATCTAAGAAAAAGGAGAAAAAGAATGCCGTCAGCGAAAGTATGTAATAAAATAAAAGATCCAAAGAAAAGAGCTCAATGCAAATCATATTCAGGACCTTATGCTAATATGGGAATGAAAAAAGGTGGCACAAGAGACATGGATAATAATGGTAAAAGAAAAAGTAATGGTTCAAAAACTATGACTGCTAGAAATAAAGATGGCTACTAAAATTAAACCTGGCTATCATAAATGACCATTTGATGGAGACATCCACCCAGTTGGGGAAAAACATAAAGTAACAGGCGATGCTGCAAAAGAATGGAATATACCTTCTGGTACATTAATAGAAGGTGAAGAAACTGATTCTGTATATTATAGATATCAACCTAATAAGTATAAGGAGGGTAAGTAATGGCTAAATCACCAGCATGGCAAAGAAAAGAAGGTAAGAATAAAGCAGGTGGGCTTAATGAAAAAGGACGCAAGTCTTATGAAAGAGCAAACCCTGGATCTGATTTAAAAGCTCCTCAACCTAAAGGTGGAGCAAGAAAGAAATCTTTTTGTGCTAGAATGAAAGGCATGAGAAAACGTCAAAAACCTGAGAATAATACAGGTAAAGATAGATTAAGTTTATCATTAAAAAAATGGAATTGTTAGGTAAATAAGTGAGATCTTATAGAGCCAATGGCATTGATCATAAAGTATATGATGAAGATGATGAGATGCCATTAGATTTGTTAGTATTAAAAGATTGGAGAGTAGGTCAAGTAGGTGAATGGGTAATGACTGATGACTGCTCTGTTATACAAATTCTTCGTAGAGGTAAGATGTTAAGAAGAATGGGTAAAGATAAAGTAAGAGAATATGTAGGTACATGTACAGGGACATTTCCTGTGTCTGAAACTACAGAGATGGATACTGTTAGAAGAGATGATATATATTCGTTTGGTGGCAAAAAAGCTAAAGAACGAATGATAGATAAAAAGAATTTAAGCAACTATGAACAAAAGTTTGTTGCATTAATGTCTGCAGGGATACCGCCTGAAGATGCTTATTTACAAGCATTCCCTACAGAGAATAGGAAATATGCTTTTGAAAAGTCAGGCACATTAGTTAAAACTGAGAGGATAAAAACAGCTATGAAAGAAGAATTAAAGCCAGTTTTGGAAGAGTTGGGAATCAGTGAAGAATATGTTTTAAAAACAATCAAGGAGGTTATTCTCTCTACCGACAAGGATGAAACTAGATTGAAAGCTCTTTTTAAACTGGCTGATATTATGGATCTTGAAGATAAGAATAGCACTAAAGTTACTCAGGTAACAGGAGCATTGTTTCAAGGTTTTAGCGATAAAGAACTAGAAACGGTCTCAAGACCAATAGAAATAGAAGGAGAATAAAATGGCAGATATGTTAGGGAAACTATTTAATCCCAATATGCGAGATGTTGATGAACCAAGTGATATAGATACTGGTAGCACTAAAGCTATGAGTAATGAAGATTATTATAACTATGCAGATGCTGATAGTTTAGCTTTTTCTGCAATGCAAGAAGGAGCAGGAGATCCTGGTGTAGAAAGTATGATGGATGAAAGTGCACCGCAAAATACGCACATGTTGCATACAGCATTAGCGGCTGCAGGCATGGCTCCTGGTGTTGGCATAATAGCTGATATGGCAGATGCAGCATTATATGCAATGGAAGGTGATGTTGCTGGAGCAGGACTATCATTAATATCGGCTGTTCCTATACTTGGATTAGCATCAGGCTCTGGAAGAATAGCCAAAGGTGCATATGATGTAGCTAAAAAAGCTCCAGATATGAGCGAAGTAAATAAAAGAATGAGAGATATTCGAGACATGGAAGGAATGATGAGCGCTCGGAAGTATGACATGCTGGGCCCTCAGAAGTATGACAAAGTGGGAGATAGGTATCTAGTCAATCCTAATAGAGGTATGAGCAAAACGCCAATCAATCCTAATAGAGGACAAATTCGAGAGCCTGAGTTAACAGAAGCTGTTAAAGAAAAAGGTAGAATATCTGCAAGGTATCCAGGCATTAAAAAATTAGAAGAACAGATTATGAGGGGCAAGCAAGGAGGCGTCAAAGACGATATGGGAACGCTTAAAAAGCTTGATAATATGATGGGTGGAATGAAAAAAGAAATGAGTATGATTATGAGAGTAGCGGACAAAACGCGTTTAGATGAAGATTCTGTTGCAGCTTTAATGGCTTTTGCAAAAGGCAGTGATGCATTAAGAATGGCTGAAAAATCTGGAAGTTTTGGTGGACAAGCTTTATTAGATATGCAAGCAGCTGTAGCAAGAGGTGCAAGAATATTTCATTCTTTAGAAGGGCAAGAAAGAAATGAATTAATGAACATTATTCAAGAAGCTGATGCTGTAGATACTACTACTATCGATGAACAAGGTGATTCGTTTAGTGCAACCCCTTCTATGCCAAGGCAGTTTTAAACAATGCCTAGCTATCCATCAAAAGTAAGCGCTGCACAAGGTCGAAACAATACATTATTTTTAGATCAAACTGGTAATTCTAATACAGTATATTCTAGTGAGAATCAAGGCGATTGGGATAGCGGTACAATTGCAAACCCAGAAGACCCGTATGTTCCTGGAGAATTTGGACCTGGAGGTCCTGAAGGATATGCATTTGCAGAACAATCTATGCCATGGCATGGGCCTGGAGGAGTACTAGAACCACCTCCACCCCCACCTCCACCAAGTCTTACAGAAGGAGCTGGCGGTTATGATACGTCTATGTATGGAGCTATAGGTAAAAGGCTTTGTGATCCTAGAGATCCAAATTGTTATGGCCAACGTTAATTTAAATAATGTTTCTAAAATGGAAGAAGAGCTAAGGTTAGCAAGTAAAGACTTAATAGCCTTTGGAAAACTATTCTTACCAGATGATTATATGCGGAGTGAAACTCCGTTTTTTCATTATGAAGTAGCAGATGCTTTAAATAATTTGTCTAAAAGACAGCTTGCAGTAATCCTTCCTAGGGGTCATGGTAAAACTGTATTGACTAAATGTTCTATATTACATGATTTTGTATTTGCAGAAGAGCCATTGTTTTATGGTTGGGTTGCTGCTAGTTCTAAAATATCAGTACCAAACTTAGATTATATTAAATATCACTTAGAATATAACGATAGATTTACATATTACTTTGGTGATTTAAAAGGAAGGAAGTGGACAGAGGATGATATCGAATTATCTAATGGATGTAAGCTCATCAGTAAAAGTAATTTATCAGGTATTAGGGGAGGAGCTAAGCTCCACAAAAGGTACGATCTTATCGTGCTTGATGATTTTGAAGACGAAAATAATACCGTTACACCTGAGTCTCGTTCTAAAATCGCGAACCTTGTTACGGCTGTTGTTTTCCCTGCTCTCGAGCCTCATAGCGGTCGCCTCCGCATTAATGGTACTCCCGTTCATTTTGATGCTTTCATTACTAACATCCTTAATGGTTGGGAAAAAAGTAAAAAAATGAATGACAAATATAGCTGGGATGTTATAACTTATAAAGCTGTACAACCAGATGGAACACCTCTTTGGCCTAGTTGGTTTGGGGCAAAAGAGATGGCAAGAAAGAAAAAGTTTTATGCTGACTCTGGTCAGCCACAGAAGTTCTATCAAGAATATATGATGGAAGTTCAGAATGAAGAAGACTCTATATTTACTAGGAATCATGTAAAGTATTGGGATGGGGATTATATATATGATGAAGAAACTGGTGTATCTTTTATACACACTAAAGAAGGAGACGTTAAGCCAATCAGTGTTTTCGCGGGTGTGGACCCTGCTACTGATTCTACTAGGAGGGATAGTGATTTTAGCGTTTTACTCTTTCTTGGCGTCGATGCTAATAACAATATTTATGTGTTGGAGTATATACGGAAGCGTTCACTTCCTGTACTGGGTATTCCAGGTGATAATAAAAAAGGTATTGTTGATTATGTATTTGATTACAACAAAATCTACAGTCCTGACCTTTTCTGTATTGAAGATACTACTATGTCGAAGCCAGTGTTTCAAGCCATCATTGCTGAAATGCGTAGAAGGAATGACTTTACGGTTAAGTACGCGGCTGAAAAGCCTGGTAATAGAATGTCTAAGAGGGATAGGATTCAAGAAATTTTAGCACAACGATTTGCAATAGGAGGCATACATATAAAAAAAGATATGTATGATTTACAACATGAGATATTTACGTTTGGCCCTAGGATGGGGCATGATGATACTATTGATGCTTTGGCTTATGCCTGCAAGTATGCACACCCACCTAAATCTTTTAAACAAGATAAAGAAGGTGATTGGTATAAAACAAAACCTAAAGTTAAAAGTTGGGTCACAGCTTGAAGGGATTATTATGAATACAGATGATGAAGTCTTTGATGCAATAGCAGGTTATCAAGATCAAGGCACAGGCTTTGGAGAATATGCTGAAAAGTTTATTTTAGATAGAGCTTCTAAATTAGGGATAGCAGAAGAAGACAAAATAGAATGGGCTCAGTCATGGCATAAATTTTCTAAAAAAACTCAATGCATTGAAAGTGATTGTGATTATGACATAGGCAATGACATGGAGGCTGAAGGATCTAGTGCAACAGGTGCTTATCAATTTTTAACTACTGAGTATGGTCCTGAAGATAAAGAAGTTAGAATTAATGAAATGGGTGAAAAAGAAATTTTTATACCAAAAAACCCTGTACAGGTTGCTAAAAACAGAGCAAAAAGTTTAGGTGTTAGTAGTGAATTTTTACAAACAATATCTGACAATCCAATGGATTGGACTGAAGATCAATCTGATGTTATGTTTATAGCAAATATAGCAGCACAAAATGATTCAGATGCATATGTAATAGATGTAGGTAAAGGCAATATGTTTAAAGAAACTTATTCAAAATTTCATCATACAAAACCAGATAAGGAAACTTTTGACAGGATGAATAAATATTTTATAAAGGAGAAGTAAATGGCAAAAGAAATAAAAGCAGCAATATCTTTATCTGTAAAAACAGGTTTAGGAACATCGGCTGATAAAAGTGATAGTAAAACTATTGATATGGCAGGAACACATATTACGCATAATGTGCAAGATGTAGGAGCTGGAGGAGCTGAAGCTTTAGTAGAAGGTGCAGATTTAGGAACTCCTGGTATCTATTATATTAAAAATTTAGATGGGGCTAATTATGTTAGCATAGGTCTTTCAGGTCAATATTCTATAAAACTAAAACCAGGAGAGTTTTGTTTGTTTAGAGCAGCTGCCGCTATATATGCATTAGCAAACACTGCTTCTTGCAAAGTAGAATATATGGTTATAGAAGATTAGTGCCTGATTTATTTTCATTAGATGATTTAACAATTAGGATTCCTTCTCAAAGAGAGAATGACCCTACAATTACAGAGGAACCAGATGGCGAAGAAGAATAAAAAAGTAGATAGAATAAGAGAAATTTATAACAAATCTAGGAATAACACTAGAGCTCAATGGGAATATGTAAACCAAAAAGGTTTTGATTTTTCTAATGACAATCAACTTAGTGAAGAAGAAAGATTAAATTTAGAATCTCAAGGAATGCCTACATTTACTATTAACAGAATTACTCCTGTTGTAGAAATGTTAAACTTTTATGCTACAGCTCAAGACCCTAGATGGCAAGCTGTTGGTGCAGAAGGTTCTGATGTAGATGCTGCGGCAGTATTCTCAGACTTAGCTGACTATATATGGTATAGTTCTGATGGTCAATCATTATATTCAAATGCTATTAACGATTGCATTACAAAGTCTATTGGATATTTAATGGTCACTGTAGATTCTAATGCTGATCAAGGTATGGGAGAAGTTGTAGTTGAGAATCCTGATCCCTTTGATTTATATGTAGACCCTAAATCTAGAGATATAATGTTTAGAGACGCAGCTTATATTATGGTAAGAAAGATATTACCTAAAAGTCATTTAATGAAATTGTTTCCAGACAATGTAAGAAAAATTAGGAATGCTGCTACTATGCATAAGAATGAAGATTACTATAGCGAAAAGTCTACTGGACCATTGCAAAAAGATTTTCATTATAAAGATTTAAATGAATCAGAATCTGTAGACCCAGAGAGTGGAGAGCATGATCAGTTAATAGAACATTTTGAGTTATATGAGAAAATTAAAGTACCTTATATGAATATGTTTTATCGTATACCTCCTGAGCCTGAAGTAATGAAAACAATACAAGAACAAGTACAAGTAAAGATTACTGAAGCTCAACAGGAAATGCAAGTACAGCTTATGGAGCAGCAACAAAAAATGCAAGCAGCTGTACAACAAGGTGAAATGCTACCTGAACGATTTGAATTAGAAATGAAAAAAGCTCAACAGATGATGGCACAGCAATTAGAAACTATGCAAAAAGAATATGTTAGTCAATTGCAAACAGAAGCATCTAAAATTGAAAGCAAAGTAGTTAGTGAAAAAGAGTATAAGATTTTAATGGAAAGTGAAACATTTGCAATAAATGTTGTTGATGCTGTTAAGTTTTTTGGTAGCAGAATTAAACAAACAATTGTTATAGGTGATAAATTAATAGAAGAAAATATATTGCCTGATAAAATACAAGATTATCCAGTAGTACCATTTCATTTTAAATGGACAGGTACTCCTTATCCTATATCTGCTGTATCTCCATTAATTGGTAAACAAATGGAATTAAATAAAGCTCATCAAATTATGGTGCACAATGCTTCATTAGGTTCATCCTTAAGATGGATGCATGAAGAAGGCTCTATTGATACCGATCATTGGGAACAGTATTCTAGTTCACCTGGAGCATTATTGCCAATTAGACCAGGAGCAGCACCTCCAACACCAGTACAACCAGCACCTTTATCTAATGCATTCTTTCAGATTGTACAAGAAGGAAAAGGTGATATGGAATATTTAGCTGGTATATATGGAGCAATGCAAGGTGATGTAGGATCACAGCATGAAACATATAGAGGTATGTTAGCTATGGATGAATATGGTACAAGAAGAGTAAAGCAGTGGATGAAAAATTCTATTGAACCATCTTTAAAGCAATTAGGTGAAGTAGTTATGCAGTATTCTCAATCAGTATATACAGCGCATAAAGTATTTAGAATTGTACAACCTAGTGCATTAGTTGAAGAAAGAGAAGTAGAATTTAATATTCCTATGTATAATGACTTAGGAGAAGTAATTGGTAAATTTAAAGATTACTCTGTATCAAAGTTTGATATTAGAATTATTGCTGGCTCTACATTGCCTGTAAATAGATGGGCTTATTTAGATGAGTTAAAGCAATTGTTACAAATGGGAGTAGTAGACGATATAGCAGTATTATCTGAAACTGATATAAGAAATAAAGAAAAGATTGCGCAAAGAAAATCTATGTATTCACAGTTGCAAGGTCAGATTCAAGGTATGGAATCTCAAATGAAAGACCAAGCAGGTACAATAGAAACATTGCAACGTCAATTAGTTCAAGCTGGTATTAAGAGTCAAGTAATGCAAGCATCTATAGAGATTAACAAAAAGAAAGAAGAAGTTAAAGGAAGCATGCAAAAAGGTGTGGTTGAAAACCAAGCAGCCTATAGTACTTTAGAAAATCAAGCTAGAAACAATGTAGATACTCAGGACAAGCAAGCTGCTGTAGCATTACAAGCTGCTGTTAATGAGACTAAAAATGAAGCAGAAGATAATAAATAAATAATTATTGCATATTTATATAAAACTATATTAACTTAAGAACTGAAAAATAAGGAGAGATATATGACTGAAGATATGATGACTGCTGGTAACCTAGATGATAGCTCTGGTAGTGATTTTTTCGATCAAGTTGAAAATGCTGTTAACAGCGGCATTCAAGACCCTACATTAACCACCGAGGTAACCCCTCCGATTAATAGTGGACCCGAACAGGTAACCCACGCACAACCATCGGAAGGCTCCAACAATAGTGTGGATTGGGAAAAACGGTATAAAGATTCTCAAAGAGAAGCTCAAAAAATGTATGAAGAGCTTAAAAATTTGAAACCTTTTGTACCAGTATTAGACGCTATGAAACAAGATAGCGGACTTGTACAGCATGTAAAAAGTTATTTTGCAGATGGTGGAGCTCCAGCTAAGAACATACAGGACCAATTAGGTTTACCTGATGATTTCCAGTATGATCAACAAGAAGCTGTAGAAGATCCTAAATCAGATTCTGCAAAGGTCTTTAATGCACATATTGATTCAGTAGTACAAGGACGAGTTAATCAAGTCTTAAGTGCTGAAAAGCAAAGAGCTAATCAAACTCAAAAGCAGATTGCTAGAAAGAATGAAGAGCTTGCTTTTAAATCTAAATATAATATGTCAGAAGACCAATTTCAGAATATGGTTGGAAAAGCTAAGAAACATGTATTGTCGTTAGAAGATATACATTATTTGATTAATAAAGATCAAGTAAATCAAAATGTAGCAAATTCTACAAAACAAGAAATGTTAGATCAAATGCAAAATGTACGTAATATACCTGCGAGTGCAAGTGGAGCCAACAGTCAAGGCGATGCTAGACCTTCATTTGAAGATGAAGTGTTTAACACATTGCTTGACAGTGATGGAAATATAGATAACCTGTTCGGATAGGTAAAAATTTAAAACTCCTGTTCGAACTCAATAACGAAAAGGAGGTAACTGAATGTCTTCATTTAATGGTGATTTAACTCAGTTATCGAATCTAGCAACGACGGATGTTGCAGGCAATGGTCCTGGAGCAGGTAATAGCTTAAACACTGGTGATCTTCGTAGAAAGTTTAATTTTGGCGATAGAGTATCAGAATTAGCTATACCACAAGATCCGTTTTTTAGATTCGTAAGTAAAGTAGGTAAGAAACCTACAGACGATCCTCAGTTTAAATTTACTGAGAGACGTGATTCATGGCATAAGCGATATGCTTATGTTGGAGCTGCAAAAGATAATACAGGAGCTTGGGTAACCACTTCTGATTTAGGTGCAGCATTAGCAACTGGTAGTTCTTTAGAAGTAAGAATGTTAACAGATTATAAAAATTCTGGTAACCTTCAAAACATTTATGGAAATACTAGTTCTCAAATATTAATTGGTGCAGCAGGCACAATGCCTAAGTTTTTCTTACCTGGTCAATTAATCAAAGTACCTTGTGCAACAGCAGCAGCTGGTTCTGTAGCTGATTACATGGTAGCTAAAGTTAACTCTGTAACAGACTATGCATCTGCAGGCGCAGGTGATGATGCTACTGGCACTAGTGCTAATCCTGACATGGTAGAACTTAGTTGTACTATTGTTAAAGGACCAAACACAGCGGCAAATGGACAGTTCTTAACTGCACTGGCTGATACAGATAATCAATCAACTGTTACTCCAGCTGATGATGAAATAGCAGGCGAGCTTGAACAAAGACGTTGCTATGTTGTAGGTACTGCTCACGATGAAGGTTCTGGATATCCTGAAACATGGAAAGACCAGCCTTATTCAACAAACTATGGTAGAACTCAAATATGGAAAACTACTTGTGCAATGACTAACACTGCAAGAGCAACATCATTAAAATATGATTCTAATGAATGGGCTCGAGTATGGAAAGAAAAGTTAATTGAACATAAGTTTGACATTGAAAGTTCATTACTATTTGGCGCTCAAAGTGATACATACTACACTACTCAAGGTGTGGTTGACTATATTCTTAACTATGGTAATCAATTTACTTTAGACACAGCAACTAAAACAGCAGATGACTTTTTAGATGATATGTCTAACTATTTAGATCCTCGTTATAATAATAGTACAGCTAATGTATTCTTTGTTAGCACTGCAGTTTATAATTGGTTACATAAATTAGGTGGATATTTCAAAAACAATCTTGAAATTTCTCCTAACTTTAGAGCTGATTTTGCAATGACTGGTAAGAAGAAAATATTAGGAATAGATATTACTACATTCTCAACACCTTATGGTGACATGAATGTTGCAAGAAATATTCACTTAGATGGTACTGATGTTAAAATGTTAGGCGTTAACATGAAGTATGCTGCGTATCGTCCTCTAGTAGGCAACGGTGTTAACAGAGATACATCTGTTTATGTAGGTGTGCAAACACTTGAAAACAGTGGTATTGACCGTAGAGTTGACTTAATCTTAACAGAAGCTGGACTTGAGCTAAGTATGCCTGAGTGTCACGCTATCTGGAAATAGGAGGTTTATTATGGCTAATCCAATGTATGGACAGAATAAAATGGATAATAAGCTTGACGATCATTTATCAGGAAAAAAACAAGTATTTCGTTTTAGTACTTTACCTGTGATTGTTGATGGTCAACATACAGTAAATCAACTTCCTGATGGTACTGCTGGAGATAAAGTAATTCATCGATATGCTGATGGATTAAATTTAACAGCATGCTATTTAGGAGCTGGACAAACTCTTGATAATCCAGCGGCTTCAACTTCTGGAATGGACTATTCTTTAGATGCCGCAGATGATGAAGGTGTTTCTTGGGTTGTAAGCGATGAGGCTGTTAAAGGTCGTGAAGGTATAGATAGGTTCACAGTAGGTAAGCAAGCATTTAGCGCTAGCTTAAAATTTTCATTAGCTGATGTATCTGATACTGATGACTGTGCTTTTGGTTTTAGAAAAGTAGAAGCTCATCAGGCAGCTA